CTCAGGACCGCGAGGAAACCATGTTCGAAAGGCTGATCCAGCCGTCGAACTACAATGACGTGGCCCCGCAATGGGGCTTCGAAGCCGCAACACACGGAACGCCAGCCATCTGGGTCGAGGCGTCTCACATTTCGCAGCCGATCCACGTCGAAGCCGTTACGCCCGATGAACTTCTGGTCACGCCAGGGCATCGCGGATACCTCGACCGCTTCCGTGAAAAGAAGGTGCTGTCATCGACCCTGCCCATTCTTTTCGCCGGTCAGGACTACGACCTCAGCGACGCCGGAATCCGCAGCAAGATCGACAAGCCCGGCGTCATGGCGAAAGTGTGCTGGGGGTACTGGCTCGACTGGTCCGATCCCGGAAATCCCATGTGGGCTTCTGAAATCACGGTCGATGGTGTTCGCATCACGCAGGAGAAATCCATCATCGGCCCGATGGCAGGCTCATGCCCGTTGCTGGTCGGCCGCTTCAACCCCCAGACAGGAATGCCGTGGGGCAGAGGGGCCGGATGGAAGGCGCTGGCCGATATGCGCGTCCTCAACAAGATCGACGAAATCGTTCTTGATGGCCTCGATCAGTCGCTCCTGAACACCATCATCTATCCCAGCGACGGATCGCTCGACTTCTCGAACGGCATCATCCCCGGAACTGCCAACCCTGCTGGCCGCTCGTTCACCCGCGACCAGATTTGGGAAATGAACCGGCAGGTGAATGTCGATCAGGGCTGGTTCGCGGAAGACCGCATCGAAGATCGCATCCGCCGCGCCTTCTATCAGGACGGGCCGCGCCAGAGAGGGGAAACCCCGCCAACGGCAGCACAGTGGCTCGATGAGCGCCGCCGTGTCCAGCAACGCCTTGGCAAGCCGTCCGCCCCGCTCTGGACTGAACTCGTCCTGCCGATGATCCAGCGCTTCGAATTTCTCGGCGTCCAGCTTGGTATTCTTCCCGACGCCATCACCCATAACGGCATGTCCCTGTCCGTCTCGCCAATCTCACCGCTTCAGAAGGCGCAGAACCAGGACAAGGTGATGGTCACGCGGTCGAACCTGGACCTCGGCGCGGCAGTGTTCGGGGAAGCCTTCGGCCAGATCGTCGATCCTGTCGGGACATTCGAGAAGATCGTTCGCGCTTCCGGCGACGAACTGACCGTCATCGCAAAGGAACAGAATGCTCCCGCTACGGCTCAGTGACCCCGGCCCGCTCCTGTCATACCTGCAATGGCTGCGCGGCGTGAACCCGAAACTTGCGGACCAGACCATTGCCGCCGTCCGTTCGCTGATGGCGACGGCAGACGGGGCTATCCTGTTGGATTTGCTGGAAAAATCGACTAAGGATTTTCTCCATCCGGTGCTTGCCGACCCTCGTGCATTTGAGGCTCGCAACGCACAGAGTTTCATCCCGCTCGATCTCAGGAGGATCATGAGCGATGAAACTGAACAACTTCTTCAACGAAAGACTCACCCGACAGGTAACTGATCCCGGCGCTGGCGCGGCTTCGCCGCCCGTCGCGCCCGAAGCCCCGGACCTGTCGTTCATTCCCGCCGACTATCACACGGACGGCAAGCCTGACCTCGCCAAGTTCACGGCGCACTATCAGGACGTTGTGGCCCGTGACGCGCAAGCGGCGGAACGTCTGGCTTCGGTGCCGGAAGCCTACGAATTTGCGACCAGCGCCGACCTGAAGTTCGATGGCCTCGACCTCCCGGAAGGGTTTTCGGTCGCGCTCGCCAAGGACGATCCTGCCATCGCGCCGCTCTACGAACAGCTTGGCGGGTTTCTGAAGGAAATCGGCGCACCGGCATCAGCGGCGGCGAAGGTTTCTGACCTGATCGCGCGCTACGAAGCGACCAAGTATTCGACCGTCTATGCGGCGCAGAAGGCCGAAATGGCATCGCTTGGCACTCCCGCGCAGCAAGAGGCCCGCCTCGCCGCCATCGACCGCGCGCTTCAGGCGCGCCTCCCTGCCGCGCAGGCCGACGCCATCAGGAACACCATTTCCACCGCCGCAGGCGTCCAGGCGCTCGAAGCCCTGCTTCGCCCTACCGGCCACACCGCGCCCGCTGCCAGCCCGGTTCGCCCCGATCTGGACGCCATGACGCCTCTGCAACGCCTGCAATACGCCAACACCCAAGGCAAAACCTAACGAGCAGAAAGGCTTAGAAAATGCCCGCCTACACCCTTCCCGAATACGCGAAGACGTTCACCGACCCGAAGGTGCGGTCGGTGATCGAACTGTTTCCCGCCGCTGTCGATTTCTGGGCCGCGCTGCCCTACAAGACGGCCCCAGGTGGCCGCTATGGCTACATGCGCGAAGGCGGTCTGCCGTCGAACATGGCGTTCCGTGCCATCAACGAGGCCCCCACGTCCGGGACCGGCGTCCTGAACGACTTCACCGAAATGTGCTTCCCGTTGGCCGGGAACCTCGACGTTGACCGCGTTCTGATCAACCGCGACCCGAACGGCAACGCGCGGGCCATGCGCGAGAACATGGAAATCAAGGCGAAGGCGAAGAAGTGGGCCGACACCTTCATCGGCGGCGACAACGCCACTGAACCCCGCGAGTTTACCGGACTCAAGCAGCGCCTTCGCGCCGTCGGCGCCGGCGCATCCTCCGTCGATGGCACCAACTACGACAGCCGCGTCGTTGCCAACTCCACGGCTTCTGGCGGTGCGGCCCTGTCGCTGGCGATGCTGGACCTCGCCATCGGCAACACCAACGAACCGAACGCCATCATCATGCCGCGTATGCTGCGCGAGCGGATGCCCGCTGCGGTGCGTGATGCGGCGGTCGGTGGCCTCTACACCAATGACAAGGAAGACATGGGCCACCGGGTCGAGCGGTATCGCGGCATCCCGCTTTACGTCGGCTACGAACTGACCAAGTTCAACGCCTTCCTGCCGTTCAACGAAGTGGCGTTTGGCGGTGGTGCTGCCGTCACCGCTTCGATCTATGTCGTTTCGTTCGGGGAGATGGGCCTGTGCGGCCTCGAAACATCCCCGATGGAAGTCAAGGATCTTGGCCTGATCAACGACGGCGCGACCTACCGGACCAACGTCGAACACGACAATGGCCTCTGCCTCGAAGGCGAATATGCGGCCACGCGCCTGACCTCGATCACCAACGCCGCCATCGTGAAGTAAGGAGACGGGAACAATGTCTTACAGCAAAACCTTCGCCATCGACGCGGGGACCGGCCTTATCAAGCGGGCGACCGCACAGGCCGCGCTCACCGCCGATGGCTACGTCGGCACCCAATGGGATCAGGGTGCTGCCGCCGCATCCGACTGTGTGCTTGTGGTCAACATCGAGAGCATCGACATTGCGTCGAGCGATGAAACCTACAAGTTCTACGTCGTTTGCTCGAACCAGGCCAACCGCTCCGACGGGGAAGTCGTGGGCTTCTTCCAGACGGGCAAGGCGTCGGCTCTGGCCGGATCGCAGGAAACCCGCGACGGCGCTGTCGGTGACAGGTTCGTGGTGCCGTTCCGCACCGAGAAGAACCGGACGCGCTTCCGCTACGTTGACCTCTATCTCGACGTGGCCGGAACCACTCCCTCCATCGGCTTCAACGCCTACATTTCGAAGGACTACTGACATGCCGAAGCTGGTGACCGAAGAAACGAAGGCGGCATTCGAGGCCGCGAAGAAGAAAGGCCCTCTGGTCATGGACTATGTGACCGCCATGGAGAACATCCAGAACAGCGGCGGCATGTATGCGATTGTCCCGGAAGGACCTGTTGCGCCCGCCGCGATGGCACCGCGCTCCCTCGACGACATGGATCTCACCGAACTGAAGGTGATGATGCTCAGTCTCGGCGTGAAGACCGAGAAGCAGATGAAGAAAACCGACGTTGTGCGCCTGATCAAGGCCAAGATGGCGGAAATCGACATCGTAGAGGACGAGGGATAGACCCCACGCGAGCATGTCCTCCTGCGAGGCTCGGGGTCCTGACAGGGGGCGGGGAAACTCGCCCCCTGTTTCCGTGGTGCATTTACCGCGAAATGGGCCGTCTGGAATATCCCGGCCATGGCCACGCAATTTTCCATGCTTCAGATCATCAATGCCGCCCTTGTGTCGCAGGGTCAGTATTCCGTTGTCGAAGATGACAACTCGAACGAATGGGCGCTTCTGAGCCAGAACTGGCCGCTGATCGTCGAGGCCGAACTTGAAGACGGTGCCTATGACTTCGTTCGGACGCAGCACTTCCTGCAATCACGGGTCGATGGGAAATTCGGCTTTGCCGACGCCTACCTTGTGCCTCTGACCGCCATGTTCGTGCGCCAACTGTGGGTGGAGACAGATGGCGGAACGAGAACCAGCATCGCATGGTCGCAAGACGGGACGCACGTTCACGTCGATGCTGCATCCGGCGTTTACATCGAGGCGGTCGAAGTCGCGGAGCCTGACCTGTGGGGGGCCAACTTCTGCCGTGGCGTCCAACTGAAGCTTGAAGCGGTCATTCTTCGCGCGTTGAAAGAGGAATCCGGCGAGGCGGCGCGCCTTGAAGCGCAGGCCGAAATGCACTTCGACCGCGCCAGGACGAAATCCAGCAAGTCGCGATCCGCCACGGAGCCGTTCAGGAGCGGGCGGCTGACCGCTTCCCGGTTTGCCCGTGGCTAGGCGCAAGCAATCCATCACGCAGCGCAGTTTCACGCTTGGGGAAATCTCGGCAGATTTCCTTGAAGGCGACGACCTTGAAGCGCGTCAGAACTCGCTGCGCTCCGCGAAGAATATTCGCATCACCGCGTCCAGAACGCCGAAGGGAAGGCCGGGGCTTGTGTATCGCTCTACCGTGGCAACGGCAGAGGACGTGGTGGAAATCCGACCGGCGACGGGGCTTGTGTTCGGCTTGGTGGTCAAGGACGCCGCCCTCGAAATCATCAACAGCAGTGCCGCCGTGGTGCAGACGTTCGGCAGCGTCCCGTGGTCCGATGCTTCCGAAGTGTGGATCGAGGCGTTCCGCGAAAGGACAGTGATTGGCGGGCCGACCTTTCTCTACATCCTGACCTATAACGGGTCGTGGTCGTTCGCGCCCTTTGCATTCCAGACGGTTGCGGGCGGCGAGGTGGCGCAGCCGTATTGGCCCTACAGGACCGACGTGACCATCCGCCCCTCGGCCGGCACCGGAGCGAGCACGCTGATCACACCCAACACCTTCCCGGCCGACGCGGGGACCGACCTGCTCACGTACGCGAACGACTGGGCGCCGTTCACCAAGGTCCAGTTCACCACCACCACGACGCTCCCGGCGGGCCTCTCGCTCGCGACGGATTACTGGCTCGTCCGCCAGTCTGCCACCACCGCGAAGGTGGCCACGTCGTACGCAAACGCAGTGGCCGGGACCACGGTCGACATCA